AGTACGGAAACAGTTAGCTTAGCAAGCGTAGCGAATCGCATTTCATTGACAAGTGGTATAATACGTGAACGTGAGCGACAGAGAGTGATAGATTTGTCACCTGTTCAGCAGGTGATGAAGGATGTTTTGTTTGATAATAACTATCGGAACTTTGAAGAAGCACAGTTTGGACATTATGCACGATTGCGGCGGGCCTCGCCACAATTGTATGTGGATCTACTTAAGAACACTCAGAAATATACGCGATCATTTAACCAAGCGACGATGGCAATTTGTGTCGACGTTATGACGAATTTCCTAGAAACAGAGGTTAGTGACATCTTCCTGACGCAAGTTGAGAGGATGTGTGAATGGCTTAAGGCTGAAGGGGTCGCACCGGAAGCGCTACCTTTGTCTGAGGGCGTTATGCCCCTGACGACTGGAGAACTCCTGTTTGTGTCTCAAGAAAAGCTGAAGATTAAAAAGCTCAAACCCTTTCCGGGTATTACTAAGTGGCTAACGTACTTAGGGATAGCAGCTGGTACTGCCGCTCTCGTAGCGGGAGTCGTCACTGGAGTTGTCTACCTTGTTGACTATTTCCGTGGCGTTGCGCAGACGGGTTATTCGGATACAGAGTGGAGAATCCAACCTAAGCGAGCCCCTCCTGGTGAGGTAGGACGCGTGTTGGCACAGTCCGCGAACGAGAGACATGAGAAAATCAGGAAAAACATCCGGAAGTTAAGATTAGCGAAGACATCGGAATTTCAGTCAACGTTGTGTATTGATAATCGAACACTATGTATCAATCATCATTTCTATGACGCGTGGTTGGACAGTGGGTCGACGATGGAAATCTCTGAACATGGACCAGACGGAACTATACTTGGCTTTCGACCGTTGACGTTAGACACTAATTTGACGCGAGTAATTGCGTCGGATATGGGGCCGACTGACATGGTTGTTGCAACCTTGAAGCATACGTATATATCGGGGATTACAGATATTAGACATTTCATTCCTTTGGAGGCGGTAGTTGAGGGCGTTCGAGCCACACTATTGCATATGAATTGCGAGCTTGACCAGGAGGGTACTCTAGGAGGAGCTTTACGTTCAGTGGCGTGTGTGTCATCAACCGAGAAAGGAACAAAGAGAGCTGTCAACATATGTGGGCAAGCTTTCGAGTTCCAGACAGCTGCGGGAGACTGTGGCCGTCCGTATGTAGTGCGAGGGGAGAGACCGCTGATTGGCCTTCATTGTGCTGCATCAGCGAACAGGACTTACTTTATACCTTTTTCACTCGACATGTTTCCGAAGATAATGGAAACAACTCAAGTGGATGCTGTTGAGATAGAGTGTGGACCAAAACCAGAGTGGTGGACTATTCCTGTACCTAATTACGGAACTGCACAGATGAACGGAGAGTTGTTGAGCATGAATCAGCCGCCGAAGTCGGATTACGTACCGCTTGAATATAATGGTTTGCGCTTTTCACATCCCGACTGGGAGAATGAAATGCGGCCAGCGAATTTGTCATCACGGGGACCTGAGAGTGCTTTGTATAAGAGTGCTCATAAGTATGAGAGAACAGCGACCCATGCGATTCCTGTGTGGGTTTTCGAGAGAGTGACCGAATACTGGAAGGAGCAAGTGACTGAACACGCGATAGAAGAGATGTCTTTAGATGAAGCTATCAATGGGATCGACGGTGATGATGGTTTGAAATCATTGTGTTGGAAAACGAGTGCTGGATGGTTAGCGCCACATATAGGTGGGCGTGGAAAGCACAACTTATTCGATATTGATGATTTAGAGACCGGACACAGAAGTTTCTCAGAGACGGCTAAGTCAAAGACGCTGAAGCCAGTTGGAAGTTCATTCGTAACATTGTTGGATAATCAGTTGAAGAAGTTGGAGGATGGCATCGTACCCGTGTCACCATGGGTGGGGTGCCTCAAAGATGAGTTAAGAACAAGTGCAAAGGTTCTAGCAAAGAAGACGAGAATATTTGAGATACCTTCAGCGGAGATGACTATCCTGGTTCGAAAAGAGTTTGGACACTTCTTGTCGTACATCAAAAGGAGCTTCGGCTTCCAATGGTGTCACGGTATAGGAGCGGACAAGGAGAGAGAGTGGCAGACTTACTACTCGGAACTAACCAAACTTGGACGTGGTAAGAGGTTCTTAGATATTGATTATGCCAACTACGATGGTTCAATAGCAAGCGAGGCTTTCGAGTTCTTTAGAGAGATAACTGACGAGTACTACCGAGCACTGAGCGACAAACGAATGAGAGCGCGACACGCACTATTACACTATCTTGAACATTCGTATGTCGTGTTAGGCAATACAACGATACGAACGCGTGGTGGTAACAAATCCGGGAATCCGATGACTGACGTGTTGAATACAATAACGAACATTTTCATACTCCATTGTGTGATGATGGCCATGCGGAAAGCTCAAGGGGTCACTACCGACCCATCTTTCTTTCATAAGCAATTACGGATGCTCACGTATGGCGATGACGTTATCATTGGACTTTCGGATGAGGCACTACCATGGTTTAAACCGGACATGCTCATTGATGCTCTAGGGTGCTTGGGTTATACGGCAACGGATGCTCAGAAGACCAAGGACGCTCAGCTGAAAGTAATAGAGGATTGCACATTCCTCAAATCAAAATTTGTGCCTGGCTACGGGGTGGTTTACGCTCCCATTCCGAAGTCTAGTATATATAAAGCCCTTCAGTGGGAGAAGAAGAAAGACCGCGGCGACGCGAGGATCTTCTGGCAGAAAGTGGAACAAGCCCAGCAGTTTATGGCACATTGGGGTGAGGTGGAGTACAATTTGTTCCAACGACAACTTAGAGAGCGCGGAGTACCACCTCAATATGTATCTGTACCGTGGAAGGCTCGCGTTGAAGCGCTGGCCCAGAATCAACGGGGCAGCGTCGCTCAGCGGAGCAAGTACAGTTAGACTCGTAACTAAACAGTATGGCGAGCGGAGCTAGTAGCTTCAATCGTCTGCTGTCCGAGATTTTTGTGCCCTAGCCATAGGGGTTACAAAAAAAAAAAAAAAAA